ACTATGAGCACTGGATGGTTGCTTCATCTTATCTTGCTTATGGTGGATCTTTAAGAGTTGTAAGATCTGATGATACAGATTTAAAAAATGGTTTTGCTGGAGCAGCATCAAGCATCAAAATCAAGAGTTTGGATGATTACAACAATCTTGGTTACGATGAAAATACAATCACTGACGTAACAGTCGCAGCAAGAAATCCAGGTTCTTGGTCAAATGGAGTTAAAGTTGCTCTGATTGACGCAAAAGCAGACCAGATTCTTGTTGGCGTTTCAACCAACGCAACAACTTTAAAAAACATTGCCGTTGGATACGGAGTAACTCAAGCAATTTCCTCAATTCTTCCAGGATCGGGAACCACCAGTACTCTTGATGGATACTTGAAGGGTGTTATCACCGAAATCAGTGGGACCAATGCTTATGTAAAGGTTCTCTCTCACGTATCTGCTGCTGGAACAGAGACCACAGTAGATTACCAACCATCAGGTGTTTATGCTTTCGCTTCTTCTGGATCGGTTGCTATTCACACCGCTGGTCAATCAGTTGCTGCTGGATCAACTTCTTACACAGCACAACAAGACTGGTTTGATCAACAGACCATTTCACTTTCCAATAATACAACGATTACTTGGAACAATATTGCTGACAGACCATCAACATCAGCATTTGCGGCAGCAAGAAATTCAAGATTTGATGAAATTCACGTTGTTGTAATTGATGACAAGGGTATAGTCAGTGGAAATGCTGGAACAATTCTTGAGAAGCATCTGAATCTTTCCAAAGCAAAAGATGCCGAGTTCTCTGTTGGATCACCATCCAACTGGAGAAAGTATCTTGCTTCAAACTCACAATATATTTTTGGTGGATCACAACCCGCTGGTATTGTTACCACTGGATTTAGTTCTGGGTTCACTCTTGCTACAGATATTGGATGGGATCAAGAAACAGATTCTATCATCTTCGGTGCTACTGGAGCAAATACGCTGACTCTTGCTGGTGGTAAGAACTACAATGGTGGTACAGATATTACTGCTAGCGGATCACTGACTTCTACGATTGGTAATCTTTCAACTGGATATGATCTCTTCGCTAATAGTGAAGAGTATGAAGTAGATTTCTTCCTTATGGGATCTGCTAACTACGCTAAAGAAAGTGCTCAAGCACTTGCCAATAAACTGATTTCAGTTGCTGAAGAGAGAAAGGATTCTGTCGCATTTATTTCACCATACAGACTAGCATTCCTAAACGACTCAACCGTAGGAAGTGTAACTGTAAACTCTGCAGCAACGATTACTGATAACGTAATCAGTTTCTACGCACCGATCACATCGTCTTCGTACTCGGTATTTGATAGTGGATATAAGTATATGTACGATAAGTTTGCTGATACCTTTAGATATGTTCCTCTAAACGGTGACATTGCTGGTGTTTGTGCCAGAACTGACATCAATAACTTCCCTTGGTTCTCACCAGCGGGAACAACCAGAGGTGCGATTCTAAATGCTGTTAAACTTGCTTATAATCCAAGCAAGACTCAAAGAGATAGACTCTATTCCAATAGAATCAACTCGGTAATCTTTACTCCTGGTTCTGGAATTGTTCTCTTTGGAGATAAGACTGGTCTTGCCAAGTCCTCCGCATTTGACAGAATCAACGTTCGCAGATTGTTCATCTATCTGGAGAATGCTATTTCTGCCGCTGCGAAAGATCAACTGTTTGAATTCAACGATGAAACTACAAGGTCAAACTTTGTGAACATCGTTGATCCATTCCTCCGTGATGTTCAAGCAAAGAGAGGTATTCAAGACTTCAGAGTCATCTGCGATGAAACAAACAATACAGCAGCAATTATAGATAATAATGAGTTTGTTGCTGATATCTTTATCAAACCAGCTAGATCTATCAACTTCATTGGACTCACTTTCGTTGCTACGAGATCTGGTGTCTCATTTGAAGAAATCATCGGAACCGTTTAATTTTAGAGGTATCTAACAATGGCATTAAGAACAATTTCGGATTTTAAAGCTAGACTAAAAGGTGGCGGTGCCAGACCGAATTTATTTGAGGTTCAATTGGCTTTCCCTACGGAAGTTGGTGGTTTAACTGGAGCAAGCAACGATCTGGCAAACTTCCTGGTAAAAACAGCAGCACTTCCAGCATCTAATGTTACTCCAATTGATGTAGCATTCAGAGGAAGAGTTTTAAAAATTGCTGGAGACAGAACATTTGACACTTGGACAGTTACAATTATCAATGATACGGACTTCGCTCTCCGTCACGCATTTGAGAATTGGATGAATAAAATTAATAATGTTGAAACTGCTCAAGGTCTTACCGAACCTGGAACTTATTATGCTGATGCTTTTGTTCATCAACTTGATCGTGATGGTGAAAAATTAAGATCATACAAGTTCCATGATGTTTTCCCAACAAATGTTTCCCAGATTGATCTCTCATATGATACCACTGACACAATTGAAGAGTTCACTGTAGAACTTCAAGTCCAGTGGTGGGAAGCAATTAGAGGAACGGCACCTGGCGCAGGTGGCGATAACATCAACTAATAAATAGATAAGACGGTTTAACTTTATAAAATGGCAAAACTTTTTGGATTTTCTATTGATGATGAGTCTAAAAAACCGGATTCAGTAGTATCCCCCGTCCCCCAATCAAATGAGGACGGGGTTGATTATTATATTCAATCCGGTTTTTATGGTCAATATGTAGATATTGAGGGAGTCTATAGAACAGAATTTGATTTAATTAGAAGATATCGTGAAATGGCACTTCACCCAGAGTGTGATGCTGCCATTGAAGATGTTGTTAATGAAGCCATTGTCAGCGATTTGTATGATTCGCCAGTTGAGATTGAATTAACAAACGTAAATGCCAGTGATAAGTTAAAGCAAAAAATTAGAGACGAATTTAAATATATCAAAGAAGTAATGGACTTTGATAAAAAGTCCCACGAAATTTTTAGAAATTGGTATGTTGATGGAAGACTTTATTATCTGAAGGTCATTGATATTAAAAGACCTCAAGATGGTATTCAAGAGATCAGATATATTGATCCGATGAAGATCAAGTTTGTAAGACAAGAGAAAAAATCCAATAAAGATAATTTAATAACAATACAGAGACCGGAAGATATTAGAAAAGACATTTATCCAGAAATTGATGAGTATTACGTCTATACTCCAAAACCAAATTACCCAACTGGAACTTTTTCTTCGGCAGGAAACACAAAGGGATCAATTAAAATCGCAAAAGATTCTATAACTTATGTAACCTCTGGACTTTTTGATAGAAATAAAGGAACTTGTCTTTCATATCTCCACAAAGCAATTAAGGCACTCAATCAGTTAAGAATGATTGAAGACTCTCTTGTTATTTACAGATTGTCACGTGCTCCAGAACGTCGTATTTTCTATATTGACGTAGGTAATCTTCCAAAAGTAAAGGCAGAACAATACCTCAAAGAGGTTATGTCTCGCTATAGAAATAAACTTGTTTACGATGCGAACACTGGAGAAGTTCGTGATGATCGCAAGTTTATGAGTATGATGGAAGATTTCTGGTTACCTCGCCGTGAAGGTGGTAGAGGAACTGAAATCACCACACTTCCTGGTGGTCAAAATCTTGGAGAACTGACAGACGTTGAATATTTCCAGAAGAAACTTTACAGAGCACTTGGAGTTCCAGAATCAAGAATTGCTTCCGATGGTGGTTTCAATCTGGGAAGATCTTCAGAGATTCTCCGTGATGAACTTAAATTTGCCAAATTTGTTGGTCGTTTAAGAAAGCGTTTTGCCAATATGTTCAGCGATATGTTGAAGACGCAATTGATTCTCAAAAACATTATCACCCCAGAAGATTGGGATAGAATTAATGATCATATTCAGTATGATTTCTTGTATGATAATCAGTTTGCTGAACTTAAAGAATCTGAAATGTTAAATGAGAGACTTGGATTAGTGGCAACAATGGAACCTTATATTGGTAAATATTTTTCAGTTGAGTATCTTCGCAAAAAAGTTCTTCGCCAAACTGATCAAGAAATTATTGATATTGATGCCCAAATTGAAAAAGAAATTGAAGAGGGAATCATTCCAGATCCAAGTGCCGTTGATCCTATTACGGGAGAACCATTACCTCAAGGTGGTGAAATGGGTCCGATGGGTGAAGTTCCACAGGAACCAGATCTTGATAAGCAAGGCGCAGCCACAGACGCTCAACTCCAAAAAGACGTTAAGACTGCCGAAATATAAATAGGCTTGAACTTTTTAAAATATTAAATGGAAGATCTTATTGACTTGATTGCTACTGATACTTCCGCAGCAGAGGTATCAGATCAAATTAAAAATATTCTCTATACCAAAGCAGCAGAAAGAGTTGATGCTTTTAGACCTTATGTTGCCACGACCATTTTTGGTGAGCAAGAAGAAGAGTCTTCGGATGAAGGAGAGGAATAACTAAATAACTAATATAAACTTTTGAGTAGATATGTCCGCCTTTAAAATAGTACAAAAGCTTGCTAAAGTTAGTGGAACTTCCACTAGCGATCCAATATCTCTTCAATCTGGGTATTTAAGAATTGCTCCAGAGGCAGATGTTTATGTTGAAATTGGTTATACACCAACTATTAGTACTTCTACAAGTTTGTGGTTAAAAGCGGGTGAGGTTGCTGTCATAAAGGAACCAGTAAGATCACAACCAGTAGTTGGTGTGTCTACAGGAACTACTACTACAATTAGTCTACCCGGTGGAACTGGTTCTTGCGTTAGTGTTGGTGACTATGTTGCTCTGACTGGTATTCAACCAGCAGGAATCAATACAACATTTGCCCAAGTTTCAAGCGTTCTAAATACTGATCCAAGAAATGGATATCAGTCAGATAGAATTGTTTTAAACTGGAATACATCATCAATTACTGGTGTTATTACAGCAACAAGTAGTGCTGAAATAAGAAAAGCAGTCAAAGTCGCCACAAATTCAAGTGGTGTTACTCATATTACCGAAGTTCAAATTACAAATTCCCTCTAATGAAACTCATCACAGAAGAAATTCAAAAAGTAGAATTTATCGTAGAAGGTAAAGGAACTGCCAAAAAAATGTATATTGAAGGTGTTTTCCTCCAAGGAAACATCTGCAATAGAAATGGTAGAATGTATCCTATGGAAACTCTTTCACGTGAAGTAAAAAGATATGATGAGAGTTTTATTCAAAAGGGTCGTGCTTTAGGTGAACTCGGTCATCCAGATGGACCAACCGTAAACCTTGATCGTGTTTCTCATAAGATTGTTTCACTCACTCAAGAGGGAAATAATTTTAAAGGTAAGGCACAACTTCTTGAAACTCCTATGGGTAAAATCGCCAAATCATTGATTGGTGAAGGAGTTACCCTTGGAGTTTCTTCTCGTGGTGTTGGTTCACTCAAGATGACCAATGAAGGTCACAAAATTGTTGGCGAAGATTTTATGCTAGCAACCGCTGCTGATATCGTTGCCGACCCTTCTGCTCCTGATGCTTTTGTTCAGGGAATTATGGAAGGTAAAGAGTGGGTTTGGGAAGGTGGTATTCTTCGTGAAAGACTTGCCGAGCAAACCCAAAAGAGAATTAATACTCTTATTGATCAAAAAAGACTTGAAGAGCATAAGTTAAATCTCTTCAATGAATTTTTATCAAATCTATAATTTATAAATAAATATAGATTATATCAAAGATCTAAAACAAATGTCCGTTGGTAGCAATTTACAAGAAATGGAAAACGTAGTAACCAAAGGAGCAAAACCAGCCGAGCCAATGCCAAAGCTGACTACAGGCATTCCTGATGGTCAAACCGGCACTTGGGAAGATCTTGGCGGTCCTACTCCAGAGAATTATAGAGCAGATGACGACTCGGCCAAACTCAAAGAGCCTGGCGCGACACTTTCTCAAGTGAAGAATGTTGTCAATAAAGGTGCCAAGTCCGCTGATCCTATGAAGAAAATGTCAGAGGAAGCGGAGGACGAGGAAGAGGAAGCCACTGAAGAGGATCTAGAGGCTGAAGAGGCTCTAGAAACCGAAGCAGAAGAAGGTGAAGAGGAAGTTGAGGAAGAGTTCAACGTAGAGGAGGATGTAAATGCTCTTCTAGAAGGCGAAGAACTTTCCGAAGAGTTCCAAGAAAAAGCACGTACCATTTTTGAAGCTGCTATCAAAACCAGAGTTGCTGAAATTAAAGAGCAACTCCAAGGTCAATATGAGGAGTCTTTGGTTGAGCAAGTACAAGGAATCAAAGAAGAGTTAACCGATAGAGTTGACGCATACCTTGAGTATGTTGCTGACGAGTGGTTCCAAGAAAACGCACTCGCAGTTGAGCACGGTCTTAAGACCGAAATGACCGAATCATTCCTTGCTGGAATGAAGGGTCTTTTTGAAGATCATTATGTAACAATCCCTGAAGATAAATATGATGTCATCGAGAGCATGGTAGATAAACTTGATGAAATGGAAGCAAAACTCAACGAGCAAATCGAAAGAAATGTTGCTCTGAATAGAAGATTAGCCGAGTCAGTTGCCGATGTAATCTTTGCAGAAGTCACTGAGGGTCTAGCACTTTCTCAGAAGGACAAACTCGCTTCTCTTGCTGAAAATGTTGAGTTTGAAAGTGAAGCAGACTATCGTGAGAAGCTAGTAACGTTGAGGGAATCATATTTCCCAACAAACGCTGGTACTCAAAGAGACAATTCAGAGAATCTCTCTGAAGAAAACTCGTCCTCCAATTATCAACCAGTTTCTGGTTTAATGGAGTCATATCTTCAGACTCTGAATAGAGTTTCTAAAAAGTGATTTTTAGATTATAAATTCAAACTAAACTTTCAAAAGAGGTAAGATCAAATGCAAATGTTCAACCAAGAACATCTGCAGGAGAAGTGGGCACCCCTTCTAGACTACGAAGGTCTCGATCCAATCAGAGATTCACATCGTAGAATGGTAACTGCCGTTCTCCTGGAGAACCAAGAAAGAGCACTCCGCGAAGAGCGTGAGTTCCTTTACGAAACCCCAACCGTCAATACCAATACCGGATCCAATGCTGGATTCTCAGCTGGTGCTTCTTCACCTGTTGCTGGTTTTGACCCTGTTCTGATCTCACTGATCAGACGTGCAATGCCTAACCTGGTTGCTTATGACCTGGCTGGCGTTCAACCAATGAACGGTCCTACTGGACTCATCTTCGCAATGCGTTCACGCTACACCAATCAAACTGGTTCAGAAGCTTTCTACAACGAAGTAGATTCAGCATATTCTGGTCAGGGCGCAACCTTCGCTGAAACCGATGGTTGGGTTGATGGTAGCGTTGGTCTTGGTACTACCGCACAGCAAGGAACCAACCCTGGTCTCCTCAACCCAATCGGAAGCGCAACTGCTACTACCTACAACGTAGGTCAGGGTATGCGTACCGATGAGGCAGAGAACCTTGGTGGTGGTCCTGCTTTCAACGAGATGGCATTCTCGATCGAGAAAGTCACCGTTACTGCAAAGTCAAGAGCTCTGAAAGCTGAGTACTCATTAGAACTCGCTCAAGACCTCAAGGCAATTCACGGTCTGAATGCTGAAGCAGAATTGGCAAATATTCTCTCAACAGAGATTCTTGCTGAAATCAACCGTGAAGTCATCCGTACCATCTACAACGTTGCTGAAACTGGTGCTTCAATCAACACAGCAACTGCTGGTACTTTTGACCTTGACGTTGACTCCAACGGTCGTTGGTCAGTTGAGAAGTTCAAGGGTCTGATCTTCCAGATCGAGCGTGATGCTAACCAGATCGCTCAAAGAACTCGTAGAGGAAAGGGCAACATGGTCCTCTGCTCTGCTGACGTTGCTTCGGCACTCACCATGGCTGGTGTTCTGGACTACACCCCTGCACTCAACGCTAACCTCAACGTTGATGACACTGGTAACACCTTCGCTGGTGTTCTTGCTGGTAAGTTCCGCGTATACATTGACCCATACGCTGCTAACAACTCTGCAAACCAGTACTACGTTGTTGGTTATAAGGGTTCTTCACCTTATGATGCTGGTCTGTTCTATTGCCCATATGTACCTCTACAGATGGTACGTGCTGTTGGCGAGAACACCTTCCAGCCAAAAATTGGCTTCAAGACCCGTTACGGAATTGTTGCCAACCCATTTGCAAAAGGTGCTACCCTCACCAATCCTGGTGTTCTGGAGAGAAACTCAAACGTTTACTACAGAAGAGTCAAGGTTGCAAACCTCATGTGATCATGGGATCACAATTCCATCCAAGAGACCCGAAAGGGTCTCTTTTTTTATCTAAATAAAAATAAAAATGGCATCGGCATTTGGTAATCAGATACAAAATAGAAACTTTTTATCTCCGGTTGGATTTAAATTTACTCTAGCAAAGTATCCAAAAGTTTCATTTTTTTGTAACACTGCAAGAATACCAGAATTAAATCTTGGAACTGCCATTCAACCATCTTATCTAAAAGATTTGGATGTTCCTGGAGAAAAAATTTCTTATGGTGATTTTACATTAAGTTTTCTAGTTGATGAAAATCTTGAAAACTATATGTCAATTCATAATTGGATTACTGGATTAGGATTTCCAGAAACCACGCAACAATTTAAAGATTTAACCACAAATGATGATGGTATTCGTGATTTAAAAGATCAGTATAGTGATGGATCTTTAAGCATCTTAAATTCAAACTACAGAACCACTGCAAACGTAAAATTTAAGGATCTATTTCCCGTTTCATTGACATCACTGGAGTTTGATGCTACAGTATCAGATATTCAGTATTTTACAGCAGAAGTAATTTTTAAATATACTGTCTATAATATCGTTGACACAAACGGCGAACCCCTATGAATCTTGATGAAATTCAGGAGATGTGGCAGAGAGATTCTGTCATTGACCCTGATAATTTACACGATGAATCTTTAAAAATCCCCCAACTTCATGCCAAGTATTATACAATCTATAATACAATCACTCTGTTAAGAGAAAAGGCAAGAGAAGCATACAATAGAGTTAAACTTGAACGCTATAACTACTACACAGGAAAGGCGCCTATAGAGGTCTACGAAGAAGAACCATTCCCATATAAAGTTCGTGACAAAGAAGCATTACAGAGGCATATGGATGGCGATGAGAAGTTAAGTAAAGTAGAACTCAAGATCAGATATTATGACATTATGCTTAAATTTCTTGAGGAAGTTATTAAGACAATTTCTAATCGAACATATCAAATTAAAAATGCTATTGAATGGCATAGGTTCCAAGCGGGGTTTAATTGACCCCGTTTTTTATTGCCAATAAATATTTTTGTATTGATATGAACGTATGTCACATTTGGTTATATCGAAAAAGAATGAGGTATATCTTCAGGTAAAGGCAGAACCTCATGTCTATTATGAACTTGCGGATCAGTTCACATTTGACGTACCAGGCGCCAAATTTATGCCCCAGTTTCGTAACAGACACTGGGACGGGAAAATACGCTTATTCAATACGCAGACTGGTGAGATCTATATTGGTCTTCTAGATAAACTCACACGTTTCTGTGAAAATCATGATTATACTTATGAGTTTGTGAACAATAAGTTTTATGGTCTTCCTTTTGAAGTCAATGAGATGATTTCAAAGGAAGGTGTAAAAGATTATATGACTTCTATTTGCAAGTATTCTCCCCGCGAGTACCAAGTTGAGGGAGTATACGACGCTTTAAAACATAATCGAAAGTTGTTGATATCTCCAACTGCCTCCGGAAAGTCGTTGATGATATATTCGATTGTGAGATATTACGTTGAGAAAGGACAAAATACTCTGATAGTCGTTCCGACGACATCGCTTGTAGAACAGATGTATAAAGACTTTGCAGATTATGGGTGGGATGTGGGTTCATTTTGCCACAAGATATATGCGGGGAAAGAAAGAGAAACGGACTCTCAGGTGATTATCACTACCTGGCAATCCATCTACAAACTTCCCCGTCAATACTTTTCAAGATTCAATGTGGTCGTAGGAGATGAAGCACACCAGTTTAAATCAAAGTCATTAGTATCTATAATGACAAAACTTTCTGATGCTAAATTTCGTTATGGTTTTACAGGCACGCTGGATGGCACACAAACGCACAAGTGGGTTTTAGAAGGTTTGTTTGGTCCTTCATATAAGATCATCAGAACAGAAGAACTGATGCAGAAGGGTCATGTTGC